GACAATACGCTTCGCAGGATCGCAATGGGAATCAAACGGTTTGTTATCGATAATCAGGAGCCGTTTATCCTCCATTACAAATTTGACAATCAACCGGAAAGTGTAGAGAAGCCGCTTTCAACCGTAACCGCTGTCAACAGTCATTATATCGTAGCACCAAGCCTGATTCAGTATCACAGTGAGACATCAGACAATGAAGTGAGAGGTCAGGAGCTTACCGATCCGATTATGACCATCGATACGAGTCCAAGATACGCATTATCTGTTGCATATCTAATGAAGAAATACGCCGGGATTGAAACAAATAATGAGTCGATCATAGACGAACACGATTATAAGGATGAGGTACAGGCTTTTCTTGTGAAGTATTTTTCAAACGGCATCGCAAAATCCGTGAATGAACCGCTTGATACTGTAACAACAAAGGACAGATTTGCGCTTGTTACGATACATGGCGAGAAGTATATCATCTCAGATATAAAAATGCGTATGCTCCAGCCAAGAGAATTGTTTAACGCACAGGGCTTCCCGCAGGATTATATTATTGATACTGATATGAATGGCAATCCGATAGCTAAAACCAAACAGATTGCACGATGCGGAAACGCAGTAACGCCTCCTGTACCGGCAGCTCTGGTTCGTGCAAATCTTCCGGAGTACTGCACGGATGTAAATGAGGCGATGAAGAAAGGAGCATAATGAAACAACTAACCATACTTATAGATATGGACGATACCATTGAAAACTTCTGCGAAACTTTGGTAGAAGTTCTCAATGAGCGCCATGGATTGAAAGTAAAAACAGATGACATCAGGGAGTGGGATCTGACAAAGGCATTTCCGTCGTTGGCACCGCGTGATATTTTCGCACCGACGTATGAGGAGGATTTCTGGAAGAGGGTAAAACCTCTTCCGGGTGCCGTTGATTGTCTTCGTCGTATGACGGATGACGGGCATAGCGTTGTCATCGTGACATCCTCCGCTCCGGAAAGTGTCCCGCTGAAAATTAAGCTGTGTCTGCGCAGATATTTTCCTTTTATTAAACGAGAAAATATCATTATCGCCTCCAGAAAACAGTTGATCAAAGGTGATATCATGATCGATGACGCTCCGCACAATCTGATCGGCGGTGACTATCTGCGTGTGTTAATGCAGGCAAATCACAATCGGGATTATGACGCCGCATCTAACAGCATGGTGCGTGTTGTCGACTGGGAGGGCGCGTATCAGATTGTGAAGATGTACGCAGATATTTTAGATTAAACGTATGCAGATATCAAAGAATAAATGGAGGTTGAGAAATGAACAAAGAAATCATTTTATATTCAACCGGATGCATTCGATGCAAGACGCTGAAAAAGCGGCTTGACGAATCCGGCATTACATACAGAGAAGTCAACGACGTCGAGCAGATGCTGGCACTTGGTTTTACACAGGTTCCTGTGCTTGTCGCAGACGGGGAACAAATGGATTATTATAAGGCAGTAAAATGGATTGATACAATGGAGGGAACAAATGAAAAGCAGTAAGAGTATTGTTGAGGACTACCTGAAGCAGGACGACTGGAGAGTCAAGGAAAACTCAAATAACCCGTTCAGTTATGGCGGTATGAATAAGTATATCAACGGAGAAGTATGCAAGGACTATTGGCTGCGGGAAATTTATAATGAAGATATCGCACAGGCATATGTCCAGAATTATATCCACATTCATGACCTCGGCGGTTTGACGCTGTATTGCTGCGGTTATTCGCTGCGCGATATTCTGACAAAGGGCGTTGTCGGTGTGGATAATATTCCGACATCCTCTCCAGCAAAGCACTTCGACAGCGCACTTAACCAGATTTCCAATCTTCTGACAGTTTTCCAGAATGAGATTATGGGTGCGGTTGCACTGAACAGCTTCGATACACTCCTCGCGCCGTTCATCAAGAACGACCGTCTGGATTACGATGCGGTCAAGCAGTCGATGCAGAACTTCATTTTCTCTATCAACTCCAACAGCAGAATGGGTGCGGAACCGGCATTCAGCAATATCACATTCGATTTAACCCCGCCGAGCGACCTGATCGATGATTATGTTCTGATTGGCGGTGAGTTGCAGAGCTTTACATACCGCTCCTGCCAGAGAGAGATGGACATGCTGAATAAAGCGTTCTTTGAGACAATGCTGGAGGGCGACGCTGCAGGCAAGCTGTTTGCTTATCCGATTCCTACTTATAATATTCATAAGAGATTCGACTGGGATAACCCAAACAATAAGCTCCTGTGGGAGCTGACCGGCAAGTTCGGTACACCGTACTTTGCAAACTACATCAGCTCCGATATGAATCCGGAGGACGCAAGAAGCATGTGCTGCAGACTCCGTCTCGACCTAACCGAGCTTCGCAAGAGAAACGGAGGCCTGTTCGGCAGCGGCGACAGCACAGGTTCCATCGGTGTTGTTACCATCAACCTGCCGAGAATCGCATATGAAAATAAGGGCGACCGCGCAGGATTCTTTGCAATGCTGGATTACTATCTGGGTATCGCCAAGGACAGCCTTGTCATCAAGCGTGCATGGCTTCAGGAAAATATCATTGATACCAATGCAATCAAAGCGTACAACGAATATGTCGGTACCATGGACAACCATTTCTCGACCATCGGTATTGTCGGTATGAATGAAATGTGTGAGAATTTCTTTGACGACCATGCGGGAATTCTCACAGAAAAAGGAAAGGCGTTCTCGGAGGAGGTCGGCGAGTATATCAGAAACACGCTGCTTCGCTTCCAGGAAGAAACAGGGAATCTTTTCAATTACGAGGCAACGCCGGCAGAATCCACTTGCTATCGCTTTGCGCTCAACGATAAGAAGACACATCCGGATATCATCACACAGGGAAGCGGCAAGGACTGCTACTATACCAACAGCTGTCATATCCCCGTAAAGGATATTCAGGGCATCGACAGTACCTTCCGTCATCAGGAGACGCTGCAGTCGCAGTTTACAGGCGGTACTGTCATCCATCTGATGATGGAGGGCGCGATTTCCGGCGATCAGGCAAAGGATATCATTCGTTCCGCGTTTGAAAACTATACCATTCCATATGTCAGTATCTCCCCGATTTCCAGATTCTGTCCCGAACACGGTTATGTTTACGACCATGTAGATAAGTGTCCGATCTGTAAGGAGAAGCTGAAGAAATACCAGAGAATTACAGGCTATCTGCGCTGCATTGATAACTTCAACCGAGGCAAGAAAGCCGAATTCCATGACAGAAAGCAGATGATGTATGAAGATAAAGAGAATTGAGGACGAGAATTTCAACCACTACAGACGTCCGTCGATGGTGGTAGCGTTCCCAAGCTGTACCTTCAAATGCAACCGTGCGTGCGGTGAGCAAGTGTGCCAGAACGGCGCACTTGCAGCCTCACCCGATATTGAGATTACACCGGAGGAAATCGTTCATAGATATCTTCATAATCATATCTCAAAGGCGATTGTGTGTGCAGGCTTGGAGCCGCTTGACAGCCCGGACGATCTGCTTGCGCTTGTCAGAGCCGTGCGGATGCGTACAGACGCCGAGATTATCATATATACAGGCTACACAAAGGAAGAGGTGCAGGGGATGAACGGAATACTGGACGCATTGAGCATGTACTCAAATATGATTGTTAAGTACGGAAGATATATCCCAGGATGCGAGACGCATATGGACGAGATTCTTGGAGTCCCTCTGTATGGGGATCATCAATATGCGGAGGTGATCAGTAAATGACAGCAGGAACACATAATACGTTTGTCACACTTGGTGCATCCAACCACTCTCAAAACCAAAGAGAACAGTTTGATTATTACGCAACCGACCCTGTAGCAATGGAGCTACTTCTTGATATTGAGCAGTTCTCGGAAAATGTATGGGAATGTGCCTGCGGTGCAGGGCATTTAAGCCGTGTTCTGGAAGAACGCGGGTATAACGTCAGATCAACCGATCTTGTAGATCGAGGGTATGGTGAGAGCGGTCTTGATTTTCTTGACTGCAAAGATACATATGACGGTGATATCATAACAAACCCTCCGTATAAATACGCAAAGGAGTTTGTTGAGCGGGCAATCGAGTGTGTAACAGACGGACACCGTGTTGCGATGTTTCTGAAGATTCAATTTCTGGAAGGAAAAGGCAGACGGGCATTGTTCGATAAGTATCCGCCAAAAATAATTTATGTAGCAACCGGCAGAATCAACTGCTGCAAAAACGGTGATTTTAGCTCAAGACAGAGAAGCAATGACAGCGCACAGGCGTATGCATGGTTTATATGGGAAAAGGGCTATACGGGCGATACTGTTGTAAGATGGTTTAACTGAAAGGAAGCAAAATGACAATCATACAAAATCAGGATTTGGCATACGCCAAAGAGATCAGAAAGAAACTGAAAGAGAATAACGGGTACTGCCCGTGCAGTATCGTAAAGAATGAGGACACAAAATGTATGTGCAAAGAGTTCCGTGAGATGGACGAGGGTATGTGTCATTGCGGACTCTATATCAAAATCAAAGATTAAGGAGATAAGGTATGACTGTGAAAATTAAGAAGCTTAACGAAGATGCTGTGATCCCTACATACGGCTCCGCAGAAGCCGCAGGATGCGATTTGTACGCACTCCTTGACACAGATGAGGTAGTGATTCATCCGGGCAGTACGGCGCTTGTACACACCGGAATCAGCGTTGAAATCCCGCACGGATGCTACGGCGGTATCTACGCAAGAAGCGGTCTTGCCTCCAAGAAAGGATTGCGTCCGGCGAACTGTACCGGTGTCATTGACGCAGACTACCGCGGTGAAATCATGGTGGCATTACATAACGATTCTTCAAACATTCAAACGATTTCCAACCATGAAAGAATCGCGCAGATGATTATCGAAAGATACGAAAAGGCTGAGTTCCTCATCGTTGATGACCTTGTCGAAACAGAAAGAGGAGAGGGCGGCTTCGGAAGCACCGGGAAGTGATTAAATTCTATATGATTGGTAATAATTATTGTAATAAGTATGGAGGTGTATATATGGAAGTTCGAAGATTTGATCTGAGTGGCAAAACCCTTACAAAGGATGATCTTGCAAGAGTCAGGATACCTGAGGATATCGTAGTTCTTTATAATAAGATTATCGATCGTGTCGCAGATTATAAAAACAGCGGTATACGAAATTGAAAAGTTTGGTAAACAAACAGAAAGTCTTGATTTGTTCATATAAACGTGTTATAATGGTCTCGTACAGCATTGTGCGAGACCATTTTAGGCAAGTATAAAGGAGGAAGTATGGCGCGAAGATCGAAAATGGCTAAGGTCTCTCATGATGCAGAGAACGAGAAAACAAATATTGCACTGTATATCAGAGTATCTACTGACGCACAAGTAGACGGATATTCTATTGATGTGCAGAAGGAAAGACTGGAAGCGTATGTAAAGTCTATGTTCAGCGAACCGGACACTGTAACAATGTATATCGACGGAGGATTTACGGGAGCGAATCTTGACAGACCGAGAATGAAAGACATGATAGCAGATATCCAGAATGGATTGATTACGCATGTTATTGTCATGAAGCTCGATAGACTCAGCCGTTCTCAAAGAGACACGCTATATCTTATTGAGGATGTATTCACTCCGAACAATGTCTCTTTTATCTCTATTAATGAAAGCTTCAATACTTCGACATCTTTCGGAAGAACCGCAATATCTATCTTGAGTGCATTTGCACAAATGGAGCGCGAAACCATATACGAGAGAACAAGAAGCGGTATGAGAAAGAGAGTTGAGGATGGTTATTGGCCTGGCGGAGGAATGACGCCATTCGGATATGATTACGATCAAAACATTGGTTATTTAGTTCCAAACAAAGATGCCGATACGGTGAAGCATATGTATGAACTTTTTCTTTCTGGATATTCAGAAGGGATGATTGCGAAGAAATTTAATATAAAGTACGACCGACTTGTTCATCAGATCTTAACCAGAAAAAGCAATACAGGAGTTATTGTTTATAATGGGGAAGAATACCCCGGTAGACATGCTCCAATTATATCCCTTGATATATATAATAAAACAATGAAAATCATGAAAGAAAGATCGTCGAAGAAATTTGTAGCAAAAACAAAGCATCTTTTAACAGGTCTTTTTGAATGTGGTATCTGCGGAGCAAAAATGAGATACCAAACATGGACAAACGGAACACATAAGATCATGTGTTACTCACAGCAGACATCGAAAGCATATTTAAGGAAGTCAACATGCTGCGATAATCTAAAAATTGACTCACAACTTATAGAGAATGCTGTTTTGAATGATATTTTCTCTATGACAGACGAGATATCCGAAATTGATCATGAGGCTGGAGAAAAAGAGAAGAAAGGGGTATTGGATGTTTTAACAGAGCAGAAGACAATCGCTGAAAATAAACTGAAGAGACTGTATAACCTATTTGCAGGAAGTTCTGATGATTGTCTTCTTGATACAATCAATGAGATTAGAGCAGAGATAGACACCCTGAATAAGAGTATCAACGAGGAAGTGGAAAAGAATAATAGATTTGCAGAGGCGATATCGACACAACAACAATTCAGGGGGCTAAGAGACGTTTGGGATATAATGACAAATGAAGAGCGCATATCAGCCATTCGCGCACTTATTGAAAAGATTGTGATTAATAAGGAAAAAATCGATATAGTTTACAAAGTATAAAAATTTCGACATATGATAGTCATTCCGATGATCATCGGCGAGATTCGCAGGTATCTGAGGGATAACAACAGCATCCGCGTCAGCCGCGGAACGAGAGATCTTGCCTATCGTGCATTGCAAACGCGGGACCGGCTGACAAAGGAACACGGTCGGGAAGCAACTGTTGAGGAGGTTGCCGCCGTCCTCGGAGAATCCCCTGTACAGGTCAGTCGGGCGATGGAAGCGATCATCGAGCCGATCTCTCTGTATGAACCGGTTTACTCCGACGGTGTGGATTCTGTATACGTGATGGATCAGATCAGCGACAGCGAGAATTCCGATGATGTGTGGCTGGAAAACATTGCGCTGCGTGAAGCGATGAAATCGCTTGGCGAGCGGGAACGCCGCATCATTGCACTTCGTTTTTTTGCCAACAAAACGCAGATGGAAATTGCCGAACAGATCGGCATCTCGCAGGCGCAGGTATCGCGTCTGGAAAAAGGTGCACTTGCACGGATTCGCCGTCAGATGTGA